GGTGGTCGTTGTCTACGACACCGCCGCCGGGCGCGACCCGCATTCTGTACGCGCGCCCGCTACCACGGGCGAAGTCACGACGCTTGTCGGCGTCGCCGGCATCACGCTTTGGGATCACACCTATCCAGAGCCGCCGTACCGCGTCGGCGCGAGCTTACCTGTCATGCGTAAAGGACGCCTAGCGATCGCGGCCGCGACGGCGCTCACCGCGCACACCAACCCGTTCGTGCGCTTCGCAGTTGTCGGCGCCGGCACCATACTCGGCGAACTTCGCAACGACGCAGACGCCGGCAACGCCGTCGCCGCACCCTATCTAACCGTGGTTGTCGGCGCCGCTGCCGGCGGCATCGCCATCGTCGAAATCAACCTGTAACGCGCCACCGCGCCGCCGCCGAAAGCCAAGGACATGCCCTCTCAACACATTCTCGACCGGCTCGACTCACGTGCGCTCGAAGACCAGCTCGCGCAGTTGGGCAAACGTCTCGACCCCGTGCAGTTCGCGAACGTCGTGCGCGCCATCGCGCACACGCGCGCATCCATTCACGGCATCGACAGGCTAGACGCCAACGAGACTGCTCTCTTCGGTCGCGACCTCGAGTTTCTCAGCGCGCGTCTGCGCGAGACGCACAAGCCGGCGCTCAAGTGGCGGCAGTTCGTGCCGGTAAGCTCCGAAGCACCTCCGGGCGCTGAGACGTGGTCCTACCGCATGTGGGACTCGACCGGCATGGCCGAGATTGTCGCGAACTTCGCCGACGACATTCGCCGTGTCGCCGTGCTCGCGAAAAAGCAGAGCTACGACATCGCCACCTACGCGCTCGGGTACGACTACTCCGTGCTCGACATCGAGCGCGCAGCCATGGCCGGCGTCGACTACCAAAACAAAGAGGCCGAAGCGGTGCGGCTAGGCTTCGAGCAGCGCTTGGAGAAAATCGCAGCCACCGGCCAGGTCGGCACGACCATCAAGGGGCTCGTCAATCACCCTAACGTCCCCGTGATTGCCGCCTCCGTCGTGGGCGCAACGTCCGCATGGGGAACCGGTACCAAGACGCCCGACGACGTCTTGAAAGATATGATCGCCGCCGAGGATTCCATTCTCATGGCGACCAACAGCGTCGAGTCGCCAGATACGCTGATTCTGCCGCTGAGTGAGTTTCGCTACATCCAGAATACACCCGTGTACACGGGCGCCGGGGCCGACCCCGAAGACACCATTCTGCGCGTGTATCTCGCGCGTACCGCCTTCGTGACCAACGTCGATTGGTGGCTGCCGCTCGCCACGGCCGATGCCGCCGGCACCGGCTCGCGCGGCATCTGGTATCGCCGCGACCCGCGCTACGTACATCTCGAGCTCACCCAACCGCCGAAAGAACTGCCGCCGCAAGCCAAGAACCTTGCCCTCTCCGTAGAGAGCTGGGCGCGCGCCGGCGGAGTCGCTTGGGAGTACCCGCTGTCGGCTGTCTACATGGACGGCATCTAGCCCGACCACGCCCCCGCCTAACACCGACTCACACGACTAACACTGCGCAGGACACATCCCATGGCAGACCCGACACTCACCAACAACTCGGCGCGCATCTTCTGGATACAGGGCACAAGCGGGCTCTTCCGGCTCGACCCGCTCGCAACCGTGCCCATCCCCGCGGCCGACCTCGACAAGGTCAACGCCACGCTCGCGGGGCCGTTCAAGTTCTACGTCGACATCGGCGAGCTGCTCCTTACGGCAGCGCCGCCCGACCCGCCTGAGGCCCTCAGAGCCGGCCCCTCGAAGGGCGTATCCAAGGCCTAGCGCATGGTGACCGTCGAGCAAATCCTGGTCGAGTTCCCGGAGTTCGCGCGCTGCGCGTATCCGCTCGTCCAAGCCAAGCTCGACGACGCCGAAGCGCTCACAGCGGCGAGCTACTCCGGCGCTAACCCAATCGAAAGACCCGACGGCATAACGGTCGGCGGCTTCGTGTACGTCGACACCGCTCGCGACATGCGCGTCAAATACCTCACCGCCGAGCTGCTCGTGCTCACGCCCGCCGGCGAGTTTGCGCGCTTGGACCCGAGCAAAGAACCAGACGGCGCGCGCTCCATCTACGAGCGGCGCCGCATGGAGATAGACCGCAGCTACAACCCACTCGGCATGGTGCTGTGAACCATGACCGTCATCGACAAAGACAAGGGGTGGAAGAAGCTTGAGACCGCCGTAAAGAAGCTCGGCGACGGGCCCTACGTGCTCGTCGGCATCCAGGGCGCCAAGGGCTCCGCGCAGCATGGCGCAGACGGCTTGTCGAACGTCGAGCTAGGAACGATCCATGAGTTTGGCTTAGGCGTACCCGAGCGCTCGTTCATCCGCGCCGGCGTCGACGACAACCAAAAGCCGCTCACCGACATGCTGGCGAAGCTCGGCCAGCGGGTGCTGCTCGGCGAAATCACCGAAGGCGCCGCGCTTGGCGTTACGGGTGAGTACGCCGTCGATATCATCAAGGACCGCATTCTCGCGCACATACCGCCGCCGCTCACCGCTGCGCGCATCGCGCAAAAGGGCGGCATCGAGACGCCGCTCGTCGAGCACGGCACGCTTATCAACTCCATCACATGGGAGCTGGGTAAGTAGCGTGGATTGGCAAGTCTTCGCCGACAGCATGCGCAGCTGGGTCGCTTCAACGTCGCACATCCCGTGCGCCGATGTCGTTTGGACCGGCGAGCCCGAAGGCATGCTCTCCCGCCCGTGCGCTCGCCTCAACCTGCTCGGCGCGAATGCTCCGGTCACGAATGACGAAGTGCGGCTCGTGTCGCAGGGGCCCGACCAAGACGCGCAAGTGCGCATCGTCGGCAACCGCGCCATCACCTTGAACATCATCGTGCAGACCCGCGACGGCACCCCGTGGGGGCGTGCGTTCCGGTATCTCGAGCGCATCCGCGATTCGCTCTACCTGCCGAGCACGCAGTCGCTCTTCGCCAAGCTGAATGTGGGGCTCGAAGGCCCCGGCATACTCGTCGACCTCCTGCGGTTTCTCGACTTCCGGAAGGAGTCGGCCGGGAGCCTCGACGTTCGTTTCCTCTACACGTTCGACACCATGTGCGAGTGCGGCGAAGCGCTCGTGCCGGAAACCATCGGCACCATCGAACACGTGCGCGTCGCCGGCGCCGTCAACACCCCATTCGGCGGCGATGTCGACGTCGTGCAGGTCCCCGAAAGACAAATAGATAGGTGAAACGTGGGAACTGAAATCGAAGTCATCCAACACACTGTCGTAGTCGCCGACGCTACCGTGACGCGCTTTGGTTTCGGCATTGCGCTCATCGCCGTCAACCACTCCTACTGGCCCGAGCTCGTGCGGACCTTCAACACCGCCGACGAGCTCACGCTGCCGCCCTACAACGTCCCGCAGTCGAGCGCGCTCTACCTCGCCGCGAAGCAGCTCAAGTCGCAGTCGCCGAGCCCCCCATCGTACAAGGTCGGGCGCCTCACCGGCGGCTTTACGCAGACGTTCACGCTCACCCCGGCGGCGCCCACTGCTCCCAACCAACACTACACCGTGACCATCGACGGCATCGTCGTCGACATCGTCGCCTCGCCCCCGGCCACCGCCGCGGAAGTGTCCGCGCAGCTCATCACGGCCATCAACGCGATTACCGACGTGACCGCCACCGGTACGGCGAACGTCGTCGTCACGAGCGACACGGCCAACGTCACGCACTCCGTCTCCAACATCTCGCCCAACCTGGTCTACGCCGACACGACGCCAGCACCTAGCGTGCTGCCGGCCGTTGACCTCGCGGCCATCCGCGCCGCCGACGGCGACTGGTATGCGCTGCTACTGCTCACGCCCAGCACCGCCGCTATCTCGAGCGCCGCCGCTTGGGCCCAGCTCGAGCGCGCCATCTACCTAGCGGCCAGTTCTGACAGCGCCATCCCAACGGCGGCGACCACGGACATCGCGAGCGTCCTGCAGTCGCAGTCGATGACGCGCTCGTCTATCTGGTACCACCCGAACCCCGCCGAGTATCTCGACGCGGCTGTCGTCGGCGCCATCCTGCCAAAGCTCCCGGGACCCATCACGTTCGCCAACAAGGGCTTGGCGGCCGTGACGATGCAGAATCCCAACGCAACGCAGCGGCTGTCGCTCAAGACCAAGCACGCGAACTGTTACGTGAACATTAAGGGGCTCGGTTT